TTCCACGCTTTTGTGCGATAGTTAAAAACGTAACCATTACATTTAGTGCGGCATTTTCATCATTAATCGGAACTTGTGGCGACGAAGGTGATTGCTGTTCCAACTGAATATTATCCATTATACATTTAATATACCAAATTATTTATATCATTTGTGCTAATAATAATAATAAACATCATTTTATTCACAACGTCGATATGGAGATAACCTGCAAAAAATAATTATTAAAAATAGCTTGAAAATAGTTCCCGATCAAAAATTGATTCAGCGTGATGTAAAAAATACAATGGAAAATACAATGGAAAATATTGACATTCAAAACGTAGATGGGCTGCAATATCTAGCGACGATAGACAATAATTCGGTAGATTTGATATTAACAGACCCACCTTATATCATTTCACGGGATACGGGTATGAATGCACATTATAATGCGGTAAAAGAGTCAGAGGCAAGTGGTATAACTTATGTAAAAAGCGAAGCAGAATGGACACAATACAAAACAGATAACAATATTGAAATAGACGATAAAAAGGATAATTATATGAAGTATGGCACTATTTATGGTAAAAAATATTGTGTAAAGACGGATTATGGAGATTGGGATAAAGACTTCACAATGGAGAAACTCGAAACATTCATTGTAGAATATTATAAAAAGTTAAAAAAAGGAGGGACGATGATTATGTTCTTTGACCTATGGAAGATCACACCATTAAAAGAGTTGATGGAGAAACATAAATTCAAACAAATACGACTGATTGAATGGATAAAAACAAACCCACAGCCGTTGAATTCCAGTGTGAATTATCTGACTAACTGCAGAGAAATAGCATTATTAGGTATCAAAGGAGGAAAACCTACGTTTAATAGTAAGTATGATAATGCGATTTATAAATTCCCACTGCAAGGAGGAAAAGCTAGATTCCACCCTACGCAGAAAAGCCTATTATTATTCGAAGAGTTGATAAAAAAACATAGCAACGAGGGAGATACCGTTGTTGATACGTTTCTAGGGGGTGGGACTACTGCAATTGCCTGTAAAAATACAAATAGACAGTTTAAAGGGTGTGAAATATCGAAAGAATATTATGATAAAGTGATAAAATTAGTCAATTGAGATTCGGAATATGTTTATGGAAAATGTATGCTAAAGCAAAAAAACAAGATGTGCTTGTTTTGATGTTGAATGAATATTTTTTGTTTTGTTTTTATGTTGAATGAATATTTTTGTTCTGATTATACTTGTGGTCCTCCAAGCCTACTTAGAATAGAGGGACGACCTGTATTATTACAAGTGTTTCCAATGCGGTCAATTACAATGTCAATAATCGGCGCACGATTATGTCGTCTAGAATCTTCTTCCATAAATGAATGTCTTTCGTCGTATTCTCTCTTTCTCTCGTCTTTTCTCCTATCGTGTTCGAGATTGTATTTCTGACGTTTTTTCTCTAGTGGCACATAATCCATAGAGTCGTCGTATCTCCCGTAAGAGAGTGCAATATACTCTTTGAATGATATGCCTAGTTCCATTAACATCGTCATCGTTTCCTCGACCCTGATAAGACCATTAACAGGGTTAGAGGTCTTATCCCAAATCATTTCGGCGTAATTTGTTTTTACGTCTTGTTCATATTTATATTGTTCGCGCTGTCTATCTAATTGGTCTACCTTGATGGACCAGTCGGTAAATCCCTCTCTTTCATAGTATAGCTGTAAATTATCATCTCGTTCTCTCCTTTCTCTCAAATTGCGGTAATATGGTAATTCATCACGGTCGGTCGCATCTTCATCTTCGTCGTCTTCGTAGTCAGGTGTAATGACATCTTTTTCTTCGCGCAATACTGTCCTACAATAAGGACACGTATTATTTACATCCATACACTTCAAAATACATTGAAAACAAAACGTATGCCCACACGGAGTAGTGCTTACGTTCGTTTTTTGTATTGTTTCATAGCAAACACAACATTCTGGTTCTGTATTTTCGGCGGGTGGATGCCAATATTGCTCATTATGTGCAGTCTCTAGTTGTATGCAGTCAATACCGTAGCGACAAATGATTCTTGGACATTCCACTTCTTCAAGTTCGCATCTGTCTGACATTATAGTGATTATTGATAATTATATTATTGTTGTAATTGCTTATATCATATTGTTATTCCATTTATTCAATTTATTGCATTTTGTAGTTTATTTTTGAATGACGTATAAGAATTCCTTTACCTCTTTGTATTCTTTTTCACGTTTGTAATTGCTGATGCCCTTCAACTTATTGTAAGTTTTATGTGTTATTGGAATTTTTTCCACATCGGTGCTATTGTCTTTTAACAATTTATCTAGTTCAGTAATCGGTATAATCCCCCCATCGTTATACGATAAAATAATGAAACTAGCATTCGTTTGTTGTATTAATTCTGTCATTGCACTTTTTGCACCCACTTTACTATTATATTTAGATTTGTCCCAATTAAGTGGTTGTCCTCTGTTGGTATCTGGAATATCAATTGTCTTGTCCCATTCATTGATAATATCTAACATAAAATAGTAAATGTTATATGGATGTTTATTATATGGTGGGTCATAATATACAATATCTAGTTTCTTTTCTTTTCCCAAGTCAATAGCCCATTGATTTGTGTCTTTTCGAGAACAATGAACCTTACATTTGTTTTTATGAAAAATAGGATACGGAATCCGAATGGATTTCATAATACGACCGGTATCTATGGATTTTTTACCGCCGTATGCACCTTTACCATCATCTTTATAAAATGCAGAGAACTGCCCATTCGTATTATTATGTATCGATGATTCCACCAATAAAGGAGCCAAAACATATGGTTGGTATTTTGTGGGTAGGGTTTCTATATAATTACGAACGATGTCAATACGCTGACCATTGTCTCGTGTGTAATATACTCGATCGGATTCTTCTATTTTCTCATTTTTCGGGGACCAATGTATTGATACCCATTTGTCAGCATCCGACAATTTTTTTGATTCTGCTAGCTCGTTGGCTTTGTCAATAAATGTGTGTATTTTGGTCTCACATAGTGCGGTCGGTGTGGCTAAATAACACTGATTCAATGTATGACTATATCCGGCCAAGTCGTTGCAGTAAAGTGTATCTGCCTTCGTTTTCAATAGACGACTGACAACACCTGACCCAGAGAATCCGTCACCTACTGAAATGGTTTTCTTATTTAACTTAATTTTTATATTATCGAGAACACTTTCAATATTTGTCAATAATTTCCGTTTATTACCCATATAAGTGATAATTTGTGAAGTAAAATATTCATTTTGTTTTGACATTTTATGTATATACTTAAAATATACATAATTTTATATGATTTTCATAAATACTCAACATAGACCGTCATTTCCCATTGAAATATTAAGGTAATTCAAATGGTCTGACGTGCTTGTGCATTTAGTAGGCGCACACGAGTTTGAACATTGTGGATCTTCTCCGTCATAATCATCGCATATACTGTAATATTCGTTGTTTTCGTCATACCAGATTTCATTATTCACGTGTTCATAACCAATAAATTCTTCAGGGACGTGAGGAACGATATCATAATGGTGTGTTATTCGTTTGGAATATATACCATATATTTTGAAGTATTCAAAGAACACCCCATTACCCACTCTCGGAGAACCAAATGTAATATGTTGAGAAATGGTATAAGGTAGCTCATTATAGAGAATATCGAATGCACATATTGTAGCCAGCGCCCCTCCTAAAGAATGTCCGGTGATGAAAACACTCTGGATATTGTATTGTTCTGCTACTTTTTCTATTTTTTCTAATAATTGTTCTCGAAAAGATAAATAAAGTTTATAAAATCCATCGGCAACAGCTATTGTAGTATCTTCATATGGGTGAGTGAAGACTATCTGAATGTTAGAAATCCAATTTTGAATATTAGATGACCCGCGGAAGCTAATAAACACCGAATTTGTAGGTTTATTGTATCCAATGATGACAAGCTCGCCTTTGTTCTCTATTTTTCCTTCTAAAATATTATCTGAACTGCATGTTGCACAGTCCCATATATTGGTATTTGACATACAATATGCAGATTGAGACAATAAAACAGCAGTGTTGCCATATTCTGGATTGTAATTTGCAAACACAACGGTCAATAACAAAATCGAGAACAAACAAAACATATGATTATATATATACATATATTTGAAAATAAGCATTTTTATCATTTAACATTTAAAGTTGGGACCGTGGTAAGTGTCATATAATATTGATAAAAAAATCATCAGAATTGCAATAAATTGACTTGTAATAATTACAGTATCCAAATGGCAACAATCAATCAATAATTATAGAACAACAAAATGACGTCAGATATGACTTACTATCAGATGCTAGATAGAATGAACAGTATGCCCGGGGTGAAATTAACAGGTAAGGAGTATCAGAGAAAGGGGGTAGAGTGGTGTATTCAACAAGAGAAAGGGGGTGCAGACTTTGTGAAAGGTGGGTTGATTGCAGATGAGATGGGTTTGGGTAAGACACTCACCACCATAATGGTTATATTGTTGCATTATCAACCGCGAACATTGCTAGTGGTGCCACCCAGTATTTTGCACCAATGGTATGACGAAATATACCGTCTCACTGGACACAGCGCAGTTATATATCATGGTGCATCGAAAAAAAAGATTACGAGAGAGCAGTTGGAGAAAAGTCCAATTGTATTGACAACCTATTATACAATGTCATTATCCAAATCCGAGTATTTAGATGATGACAACACAAAGCTAATTCATCAGGTTAGATGGGGTCGAATTATATACGACGAAGCCCATAATTTAAAGAACCGCAACCGTCTCCATTACGGTGCGCTGTCTATGACGACGAATATATGTTGGTTCATTAGTGGAACCCCTATTCAAAATAAGTATAGTGATTATCGCAACTTGTGTAGAATAATGGGATACTCTGCAAGAAACGCGACAATTCCTATTTTACGTAGGACATTGGATGATTTGAACATTCACCATAGTGGTCTGACCAATCATAGGGTCGAAGTAGGGTGGAGTGAGAATTCATTGGAGCTGGCTAAGACCCATCACAGAGAGATATTTGAACGAAATGACGAGTATATTATTGCGAAGATGCAGAAATGTAGGCAAATATGTGCAATGCCCTCACTCTATGTAAATACAGAGAATGGTAATAATACTGTATATACCAATGATAAGATGATAGCAATATCAAATCACGTATGCGAACATAGAAATACAGGTAAGGGCAAGTTGATATTTTGCAACTATACGGAAGAGATGAGAATATATAAAGAGTATTTATCGAGTATAGGTTTGGTAGTTGAGAGCATCAATGGAGAGACATCGATGCGACATAAGCATCAACTACTATCCAAGCGGCATTGTCTAACTGACGAGATGTTATTAAATGATATGGGAAAGCCAAATCGTCTAATGTCGTTACCTGAAGAGTTAGTTCGATATATCAACGACTATATTAGAATCGACGTATATTTGATTCAGATCCAGTCGTCGTGCGACGGATTGAATTTGCAGCATCTATCGGAAGTATATTTCACAGCCCCTGCTTGGAACCCCAGTGTAGAGAATCAGGCAGTAGCACGGTGCTATCGGACAGGTCAGCCAGATAACGTGAATGTATATAGATTTCAAATGGCGCCGCTTATAGGAGAAGAAGGAAATGAAAAAGTGCTTAATATGGACGAGTATGTTTTGAATACACAAAAAAAAAAGAATATCACTACTACACAATTTTATAAAAAGGTAGAGCCTTTACTGTAAATTACATAAACAATAAATCAAAAATGAGAAACGAACAGTTTTTTTATGAACAAGCTAAAACAAACATAAAAATAAGATGGAATTATATACTATTATATTAATACGAATGTCAGAAATAAAAAAAATAAATATAGTATTCGAAGATACCGCCGAAAATAAGTATGAAAAAGAGAATAATCAACCAAAGAAGCGGATTATAACAACTACAGATAAATGGAAGAATATAGAAACAGATATTACATTTGAAAAACAAAAATCATATATTCGAGAACTTTACAAAGAAAAAGTAATTTCAAAAGAAGTTTGTTCCATAATATTACAACAAATAAAACAAAAAATAAGCGGTTATCGAAATCAAGATGTTCTCAAAAAACTATTAGAAACAGATAAATTTGTGGATATAAAAAAGGTTCTCGAATTGTTAGAAAAAAGTGAATTACTATGTTATTATTGTAGGAAAGAAGTAAAACTGTTATATGAAAATGTAAGAGAAATGACGCAATGGTCATTAGACAGATTGGATAATTCTGAAGGACATAATAAAGAAAATGTAGTGATCGCTTGTTTATCGTGTAATCTGCATAGAAAGACGATGTATCACGAACGATTTGTCTTTACGAAACAGTTGAACATTGTAAAAAAGATGTAGAGAACAAACAAATATAGAATGAAAAATATATATAATATATCGAAAATATGTCATTAACCGAGAATTATTTTGCAGTTACGCAACATAAGACATTACATAAAAAAGAGTTGCTACCGATTCATACCGATATAATTGCACAATTAGATAAGTTTATAGAGACACATAAAGTGCCGCATTTATTATTTCACGGAACATCTGGTAGCGGTAAGAGAACCATTGTTAATAGATTTATTAATAATATTTATAATAGCGATAAATATAAGATAAAACAAAATGTGATGCAAGTGAATTGTTCTCACGGAAAAGGAATAAAGTTCATTCGAGAGGAGTTAAAATTCTTTGCAAAGACGAATATCCAATCAGATAGAGGAACAAATTTCAAAACGATAGTATTACTAAATGCCGAACATTTGACGATTGACGCACAATCTGCATTGCGTCGATGTATAGAATTATTTAGTTATAATACACGTTTTTTTATTATTGTTGAGAACAAACATAAATTATTAAACCCAATATTGTCTCGCTTTTGTGAAGTATATGTTCCAGAATATGTAGAAAATGGAAAAATTGTAAACTTACACGACAAACTAAAGCATTCAAACTATAATATCACGATTTATAACAACTCAAATCTATGGATTACCTCGAAAATGGCCGAATTTGATATGGACAATATAACACATAGCGATTTGGTAGAAGTATCAACACAGATGCATGAGAAAGGATATTCGTGTCTGGATTTAATAGAATGGATGAATAATATAGATAGCATAGGTAATCTTGATAAATCAACAATAACATTGTATTTCGAGAAAATCAAATCAGAATATAGATCAGAGCCATTGTTGATATTTACGTTATTGGATTTTATTTATTTACGAAGAGATAAAAATATTTGTTTTTAAAATAGAAATTACTTAAAGTTGTATGTCTTACATACCTATATGGACGATTTTGTAATTTCAAATTTGCATGAGTCAAGAAACGAATGGTGTAGTCGCTTGGTAAGTATATTTACACCATTGGTATCTGAGGGGGTGAAGTCGATATTCAATGAATCGTGGAATATTTGCATTGATAATGAAGAAACGAATAAATATTTGATGACGTTTCAAAATTTATTGTCAAGAGTTCCCAAATGGAACAATTCAATTATTGAAGAAGAACGAAAACGTATTATAGAGCGGAGTGGTTGCAACTATTTGGAGGATTTGATAAGTTGTGTTCATATTATTCAGTTGAAGGTGCTAACGTGCATCCGTGTAGGAAACAAACAGAAGAAGATAGATATTTCTATACCGAATTTAGATGCATTTATACATAAGGTGTATATTAATGTTGCAAGAAAGGTCTATATGAATGTGTATTTGTTCGAAAAAAATGTCCCCCATTTGCAGACTCAGAAGAACAACCGCGAATTGGAAGTCATCATTCAAGAATGTATAATGATGGCCATACGCGAGAGTATTCCTACGGAAGCTATTATTCGTGCTTATATGGATGAAGGAATCGAACAAGACGAACAAGTAATTATCGAGAATATTGAAGACCAAGAAGAAGAAGAAGTCAATAAAACTACTCAACGGCCCAATGACGACGAAGACGCAAATCAAGATGAATCCAAAGAGGACGTAGTCCCAGAAGTAGTTCCCTCAATACAGAATATGGACAGTGAAGAAGTGATAACAAAGTTGTCTTTTAATGATATGGACAGTGTTCTAGAAGAAGACAATCACGTGAATGAAGTAGACGCTCCTAAAACAATCGAGAGATTGGAAGATATTAGCACAACTCGTGCTATTCAACGCAAGTTAGACGAGGAAGAAAGCGAGGATGATGAGCGTATTCAAATATCAACGGAAAAAGTAGATATCAATGACTTTGTTATGCTTGACGAACCATCTTCGCAAATATTTACCGATGATGTTTTATTGAATGATATAGAGGAACTTCCGTCTATTTAGGGTAATTCGTTAAAACAAATATTAAATCTTCTGTGAAGTATTATATTCAATGGAAAAGTTGTTGATAATTTCTGCACTCATTGCTGGAGTATTCTTTCTGTTTAAATTATTGGAAATGAAATACATAACAAAAGAATGGCAACCATTGAAACACGTGATACGCGATTCGGTCTATGTATTTGTATCGGGAGTATTATGTTTGTTTCTATTTTTGAATATGAATGGTTCCATAAATGATTTTATGAATGTGATGACCAACACAAAAGGAGGTGATTTAAAGGCGACACAAATATTCACAGACGAACCCGGATTTTAATGGGGTCAAAAATTAAATTTTATATCCATAATATATATATAAATATGGATATAAATGAAATAAAACAGCATAATGAAGCTGTCAATAGCATACAACATATGATAGATAAAGCTCGAACTAAAGAAGAAAAGAAGGAGAAACCGAAACGAAAATATACTCGAAAGGTAAAACCAGATGAGACTGCCCAAGTAGTGAAACCG